CTAGTGAACTTGAAGTACCATACGGGAATGTCAAGAACTTGAGCATTTCAAACTTTGTACACAAAGACTTGGTGAATTTCAGTCTCGCAGACCTGAAGAGGTCCATCGCGCATATGGCTGATGGTCTCAAGCCTTCCCAACGCAAGGTTATGTACGCCTGTTTTCACAAGAATCTCAAAGATGAGATGAAGGTTGCTCAATTGGCTGCGTATGTTGCAGACAAGAGTGCTTATCACCACGGTGAAGTCTCCCTCGCAGATACAATCGTGAAGTTGGCGAATGATTACACCGGTTCAAACAATATCAATCTCCTTGAACCATGTGGACAGTTTGGTACTCGTCTCATGGGTGGTAAAGATGCGAGCCAGACTCGCTATATCTTTACGAAACTGACTAAGCAGGCTCGGAAGATCTTTGATCCCCGTGATGACCCCGTTCTCAACTATTTGGACGATGATGGAAGGTTAATTGAACCAGACTTTTACATGCCAACGATCCCCATGGTTCTCGTGAATGGTACGGAAGGTATTGGTACAGGTTTCAGTTGCTATGTACCTCCGTTCAATCCCAAGGATATCAAGGATAACATTGGAAGGATCCTTGATGGAAATCCAGTTGTACCCATGAGACCGTGGTTCAGGGGATTCAAGGGGAAAGTACACAAGGAGGACGATACGTGGATGATGGAAGGTGTGTGGAACTGGAAAGGGATGAATATTGAAGTCACTGAATTACCACCTGGTCGTTGGACACAGGATTACAAAGAATACCTTGACAGTCTTGTTGAGAAGAAGCTGATTGGTGGATTTACGAATAACTCTACAACTGAAGATGTTCATTTTGAAATTACGGGATACTCTGGTAAAGATCTCCTCAAAGATCTCAAGTTGAGGAAGACTTTCCATACATCAAACATGCACCTTTTCCACCCTACGAAGGGTATCTACAAGTACTCAAGCCCCGAGGAGATTCTAAAAGACTTTGTTAAACTCCGCGAAGATCACTACGTGAAGAGAAAGGCGCACCTCATCAAGGTTCTTGAAACGAGGGCTACCATGTGCGGATACAAGTCTAAGTTTGTGACTATGGTCATTGAGGGTAACATCGTGGTATTCAAACGCAAGAAGCAGGACCTTGAGGAAGAACTCTCCAAAACGTTCCCAAAGATTGGTGGCACCTATGACTATCTCCTCAACATCAAGACTGTGCAATACACAGAAGAATCTGTCAAGGATCTTCTCAAAGAGTCCAAACAGGCTAAGGAAGAACTTGAAGTGATGAAGAACACCTCACACATTGACATGTGGAAAATGGATATTAAAAATATGTAAACAATAGATAGGTATGGGTGAAGCTGCGAAAATTTCGCTCAAAGCTATTGGAAAGCAGGATACACACCTACTTTCCAAAGATCCAGACGAATCACTCTTTAATTATACCACCGATCGGAATCATTCTGATTTCAGAAAGTATCACAGAAACAAGATTGTTGTGAAGCCGGGTAACGCAGAGGCTTCATGGCCATTTAATAAAACCATCAAAGTTGAGTTCAATCCAAGAAATATGGGAGACCTTTTGAGTAACATGTATTTGAGTATAACAATGCCAGCTATAACTGACGGTAACTACGCTGATCAGTTGGGTAGACATATTCTCAAGAGTGTCACAATGTACGTAGATGACATTGAAGTTGAAAAGATCTATGACGATTGGGGAATTCTATATGACGAGCTTTATTTAGAAGTGTCTGAAAAGGTAGCGAATAGATTTCTTATCAATAGAAACCTCGGTTTTGATGACGCACCCACTAATGTTGGCGTTGCCCGATACGACTCAGACCTTGTCATCCCACTTCACTTCTTCTTTTCCCGTAAATTTGCGAGTGATGAATATTCTTCAAACAAACCTAATAGACCTTATTTTCCAGTTTGCGCAATTCACAAACAGAAGATTGAATTTGAATTTGACTTCCACCAACAAACCTTCTTTACGGATACGACAGATACAGTGACTCTACCCTCGTTCAATCTTGTCACAGAGGAGATAACAGTAAGTCCCGAAGAAAGAAACTTTTTTACGTCCCAGAGACAGACATTGATAACAGACCTAGTTAGGAAACATCCAGTCATAGTGAGTGACCTCAACAGGGATATTATAAAGAACAATCTTGTTCCAAATATCCCTGTGAAGTGTATTCATTGGTTCTTAAGAAATACAAAGTTTGAGGATGAAACTGAAGCTATAGGGGACCCCGTTCCCGCTACCGATGGAGAGCGTTTGTACCAAAATCGTTTCAACTTTTCATCGTCTTTGGACTTTTTTGGTGAAAACACATTCTTTTACCCTCTCATGTCTGAAGCCAGTTTCTACATCAACGGAAACAAACTTCCGAATTTGACCAAGACTGATCATACATACTACAAATACTTAATTCCATTCCAAAAGAGATTGGCAAGGCCGATTAGGAATGTTTACACATATAGTTTCTCGTTGAATCCGGTAAATGTGGAACCATCGGGAAACTTGGATTTTAGTCAGATACAATCTGAAAAGACTAACATTGAAGTGAAATTAGATACTTCTATAATTGATATTACAACTGAGACATTCTCTCTACACATGTACTACACAGGTTATCAGACATTTGTCTTCCAAAATGGATTCATGTCGGTTGCTTATTAAAAAGTTTTTCCTTATTATTGCTAATATAGTCAATGATGTTATTCTTGATACACCATTTGATGAAATTCAATTGCGCTAAAGTTGTTTGGATTTCATGAGATGTTCCCGGAATGACGTATGCAAACTTTTGAGACCGACAGAATGGGTCAAAAAGTTGCTTGCTGTAACCATTTAGACTAGATTTATAGGCACAGTGAACTGTAAACAGTTTACCATCACCTGTTTGATATGCGATATGATTCTTCTTAGAATAGTTCGTGATGAACCATTCCAAATTGCGGAGAGAGATACCACTCGATTTATCTAGAATGTTCAGTAGTGTAGTTTTATTCTTTTCCTCGTTGTAAAAATTGTTTATCGATGTTAGTAGAATATCGTTTTTGCTCATTACACTATTAGACTCCCAAATCTATAAGCTCGTTAGAGGATTCACAACCCGGACACCCCTTAACAAACATTTTCTCTGGACCATGGTTATGCAGACTTGAACTAGAAAACGACCGTTGGCATATACGCTGCCCCTGTAACGCATGATGCCGACAATATCCATTTTCAGATGCTTTGAAAGTACACCTCTGACCATTATTTTTGGTACCTTTACATGTTGTAATCGTATACGATTCTGGAATATCCTTTAAAAGTTGATCCAGGGGTATACCGTGTTTTTTTGAAATTTTCTCGGCAAAGTCATTAACGACAATGTTTATACGCTCCTCCAACTCTTCATCCATAAGTTTAACAACTTTCTCATACATGCTCATCCTTACTTTGTGTAAGCTCGTAATTTTTAAATAGGTCTTCAACAGATTCTTCTTTTTTCGTTCTCATCTCCTTAAGCCTTGCTCTCAAAATGGCTAGAGTGCCACTCTCATCTAAACCATGACGTTTACACTCGGTGATGAGTTCATCCTTCTTCATGCCACTGAGGGATGGAAGTTTGGGAGGTTTTTTGGGTTTATGTTGGTTGATGATTTCACCAAAGATTTCCTCCTTCACATTTTCATAGAGTGGGTCTAAAAGATCACATACTGGATTGAGGAACTTATTGAGGAAGTAATAATGATAATCAATTGGTACACCATTTTCCTCAACGTACTTTGGGTCTTCAGCCTTCTCAAACGCCTTTGCCTTTGGATCCTCTGTTTTAGTGAGAAGGTAGGGTACCCGATCACCGGACTGTGGTTCCGAACCGGGTCTCCTCTGTCGCATCTTTGTCACCACTTGGACATGTGACTGATTGATGTTTACACTCTCAGGACTCGTAACAGATACAGATTTACCTCCAACTTTATAAGAATCAGATAGACCCTGACTCAAAATAAGCTTCTGATTCGGTATATCACCAGAGAGGAGTTCAATTGCTCTCTCCTTAGCAAGCTCTTTGGGTGGACCGGGATCACTTGAAGTTAGGATTACATCAAGAAGTTCCTTGGATACTTCGCGAACGTGGGGTGTATTATCACGTCTCACAAGCTGAAGACCCTTTACATCAATATAGTCCATGTGCATCTTCTCATCCTTACCCTTTGTCCATAGCTTAGCGGCATAACGCTTTTTCGAGTAGAGGAAATACGGCCAATAGACCTTCTCAAGCTCCAAATTATTTGGCTTCTTGAAGAGGGCCGAACACTCCTCCGCTGCCCGCTCACCCACCTCCCAACTGTACGCAATGGCATCTTCTCCTTTGCGATCACCCACGTCAAACTCAACCATAACACTGTCCGTATCGCCATACCTCACCTTTGCACCTGGGAAGTTCTTCTCAACGTAGTTCTTCGTCTCCTCTATCATTGAGCGACCCTTCGAAGTAGTCGTAGAGGCAATCGGGACACACGGAAGAATACCCTTACCAGCACCAGTAAACCCGTAAACCGAGTTCATACTGATTTTATAGGCGAGCTGCTTACCATTGTAGACTTCCTTCATGAAACCTGTCGCCGCAGCCATGTCTCTCTTAGCTTGCTTACGGAACTGCTTGAGCTCCAAAAGAATTGCTGGTAAGAGACTTGGTACACCTTGTGCAAACTTGTAGGTGCGATCACCAATATTGAAAGTCTCATACTCGATACCAGGTACGTTACCATACTTCCTCTCATCCATCACATACGATGAATAGCAGAGGTTGTGGGCCATCATGATACTCGGGTACAAGGCTTCAAAATCAAGGGCAGTGATCGGAGTATAGTAGGCACCCTTTTGTGCCTCCAAGACTGTAGCACCCTCGTAAGGTTCTTCAGGGAGGGTACCATACCGAATAGTCGGAACCATGAAGCCAAGTTCCCTCGCTTTCTTGGTCAACTGGGAAAAGACCTTAATCTGCTGCCCACGCTCCACCAGGAATGGAACTGGTACCCATGTCGCCTTAGCCATCTCAACCAAGTTCAGTAGAGTACAGAGCTTTTTCATGAGTCTGTGTGGGAGTAGGGTATCCTTAATACAATACTCAGCAACTTCTCTCAACTTTACAGGATCTCCCTCTTTGTATCGGGCAAACATCTCCTTGGGAGCCATATCAATCTTTTGATCTCCAAGGTAGAGCTTGGATACGCTATCAAGCTTATAGCTGTCCAGTTTATAACCCTTCTTAACCTCATGGAACAAATCAAAAATAAACCGACCACTCATTGGAAGAAGCTTCAAAAGGTTATCACCCAGAGCACTTGAAGAAAGCTTCTTAATCACCAGTTCAGAGTCGGTGTCCTTGAGCTTTCCCAAGTTATAGAAGTCATAGTGACACCTATTGATTTGTGCACGCTTGTAAATGTACTCCATATCAAACCCGAAGATGTTCCAACCAGTGATGATGTCTACATCTTTTTTGTGAAGATACTTCTGGAACGCCTCTAACATCTCCCTCTCAGTTGCATAGCTACGGATGTCACAACCCTCTAGAGCAGGATCAGTCTGTTTGTAACACAGGCATGTCTTATCGTAGGGTTCATCAGATCCAAACTTACACAAGGAGATTGCAATTTGGAAACAAGCATCACCGGGGATGTTTGCATCAGGAAACTTACCCGTGGAGCTATTACACTCAATATCTACTGATGCCACAACAAATGGGGCGATGTCATCCCTAGCTACAGGCTTGAGCGTGGTCCAATCGTTACAGAAGAGATCAATATCCACGTTCGCGAGATGGGATCTAACACACTTTTCACCACTGTCCAACCAACCGGTAGATTGAATACCAGTACGATGCATCAGACGAAGTACGGGGTCCAAATTGGATTCGTACACCTTAACATTCCTCACACCAAAAAGTTCAAACAGTTCAGGGGTCCTGTCAAGTGGTCTACGCAAAAAGGAATCCACAAGGCGGCGAGCCTGTAAATCCTTAAAATTGATTTTCATATATGCAAACTCCTCATTATTTTGGAATCCCCAAACATCTTTAGACTTCATTAACGAGTACGCAACTAGGGAATCTTTACATTTATCACCGAGGATATTGTAAATTCTCTGAACCTTTTGAGAATCAATACCACCTGGGAGTTTAATAAAAAAGTAGGGTGTAAAAGCTGTTGTGAGACAGACAGACTTCCCATCCTCAGTCTTACCGAAGATACTAATCAAGTGTTCATCTTCGCCGTCTCTCGCCTCCCACGTGAGTGCTTGGAAGACTACCATTGTGTAACTAACGACCGAAAATTTTAATATACTTTATTAGTAAAAATGTCTGCCGCTTTGATTGACCTTGTATCTAAAGGTGCTCAGGATGTGTACATCACTGGCCAACCTCAGGTCAGTTTTTTTCGTCAAAATTACAAGCGCCATACCAACTTCGCGATGAAGCCAGAGCGCATGGATTACATTGGCACCTTCGCAGCCTCCAACGAAATTACCGTGCCAATTCGTTCCAAGGGTGATCTCCTCAGCTACATTTGGATTGAGGATACTCTCATCTCCAACGTCGCCACCAATACAGATGGTCTTTTCTCCGCGGGTGCTTCCAACCCAACCACCTTTGAGTTGTGGATCGGTGGTCAGAAGGTCTCCGAACTTGACTCCCTCTTCATCCAGGGTGCTTACAACCCCCTTCTCCGAGATAACTCTGCCAAAGCTTCGTGCACTGTCACTACCAATGTTGCCAAG